GCCTGCTTGGTACATCTGAATGACTCGTGCTTCTTGGGTCTTACTGAGTTTGTAGTCGGGGCCGGTTCGCTTTTTCATCGGTAAAGACTCCATTCGGAGTTCTTATACCTGAGTCGTCTCTATAATACTACCGTCTTATGCTAATACTGGGCGTACGTTGTGTTGACCGCCCAATACTCACTGAAAACTCCGGAGTTCGTGGGGCCAAGGATGCCTTCAATATTGAGGGCTACTTTCACGTGCTGCTTGCGCTGGTCAGTGAAAGCTTTGAAATATTGAAGCCACTGCATGAGCATCGGCGTCTTGTCGTTGACGCCAACGTTGATACCACCCGTGGAATAGTTGATGTGGTTCCTGGTTTGAAGTAGCCCAACCTGCTCAATGAGCGAGATGACCGTCATCCGCAGCATCAAGTAGGCCAAGTTTCTCCCCAGTAGGTCGTCCAAGGACAGGGTGGTGAAGTGCGGGGTACCGTTGAAGTCGCTCAACGCGTCCAAGACCGACCAAGCTATTTGGCGGTCTGTCGACTCCTCGCCGACCAGCAAACGGTTGAGCTCAGGAAAATCTCTCGTGTACCCGCGCACCATTTGAACAAATGCCCGGAATGCCGGAGTTACCCCCGGCAATCCCTGCAACGTGTCGCGGTTTACGTCTGTCATTTCCCAGTCAGTCTTCGCTTGCCAGGCTTCCCGGTGTCGGGAACTGGCTGTTCATCGGCCGGTTGCTCCATCTGATTGTACTTGGTCACGGGCACAGGTGTCTCGGTGGTTACCGGGGGTACTGCATCCACGCCTGCCACCTTGGTTTCGTTCATGACCACGTGTTTCACCGGAATCATGCCCAAGTGCCCGCTGGTCGTTTGCTTTGCCTTGGCATACGCGGGAGGGACGCAGTCGACAGAAACTGCGCCCACCGTCAGCAAGTGCACAAGATGCCCACGGATAACGCCATTGGCATCCTCGACGTCGATGTACTCGCCGGGGACTACCATGCGTCCGCCCACTGCAAAGTGCTGGTTCAGCAAGCCCTGTTGCTCGAGCACCTTAGTGGACACATCTGTGAGATTGAAGACTCTCACCGATTTCTCCTGCTTTTCTTACCACCACGCTGAGGCGTAGCGGCACGTTGCGCTGCCGGGTCAACGACGCTCGCTGTCTCTTCAGCAGCTGGCACCTCTTCCTCCGTAGCGGTTTCTTCCTCGGTCTCGCCGTCTGTGGCAGCTTCCTCCGAGGACCCTTCGTCCATCGACTCGGCTATGCCGTCAACAGCTCCTTCAGGCTGCTCGACCTGCTCAGCCGTCCCATCTTCCATGGGTTTCTCTTCGAAGGTCTCCTGCTCTGCAACAGCCACGGGTTCAGGCTCGGGCTCAGCAGGAGTCTCGGGCACGACGGCAACCTCCAATGCAGTTTCCACAGACGCTGCAGTTTCCACAGACGCTGCAGGCTCTGCAGGCGGGGGAGCCGAAGCACCCTTCCTGGCAGCTTCATGCTGCTTCTCAGCCGTCATGCGCTCCGTAGCGCGTTGTGCCGCCGGGTCACCAGGGAAAGTCCCATCGATGTACTGAGGCATTGGGTTGCCAGCGGGGACATCATGGGCGATGGAGTCAATGCGACGGTTGTACATCGCCGGTGTTGGCGGGGCTTGCATTACATCCGCTGCTCCTGCCTTCAGCTGAGTCAGGTTGAGCTGACGACCATCGCGTAGGTGCACGGTCAAAAGCCCGGAGCCCTCTTTAGTCAAGAGCTCGTCGATATTCTGCACCAGTTGCTCGGCAGTGATACGCACGGGGCGCTTTCGGACCAACCGTAGCGAAGGATTGCCAAACAAGTACTGCTTGAACCTGTGCCTTGTAGGCTGCCTCGAGCGCACAGTGCGCGTAGACACGTGGCGAACCCTGCTATGGACGAAGAATTCCTCTGGCAACTCTGCGGGGAGAACGTTCACAAGCTCAGATTGCTCTGTGCTCTCACCTGCATCGCCATCGCCATCATCGTCGCCATCTAGATTCGGCTCATTCGAAACTTCTGTTTCCGACATCGAAACCTCCAAACTGACCATACCTCTTTCCCAAAACTAAGAAAGGGCACCGGGCCAGTATCGGCACCGATGCCCTTCCGCATACCCTGCGCTACTTTGCAGGTTAGTACTGGGAAACCTGTGGGAACTTCAACCCTTCGTCCACGCGATTGTTCACCGCGCCCAGAGATTCTTCCGACCGCGGAATGAAGTTTGTCAACAAGCCTTCGGCGTCCGTCGTCGGGTTTGCATCAGCCGAGTAGAGCTCGAGCTTGCGCACCGCAGCGATGTTGATGACGCTCATGCCAATGTCTTCCCACGCCTGGAACGTGATGGTGTTGGCAATCTTGTCGATGTAGAACTTGGTGTTGTTCAGGACGTAGAACTTCCCGAAAAACTCCGGCTTCGTGAACACATATACGTTACCGGGACGGAGAATGTCCGTCTTGATGGTGCGTATGTACGAACGCCCTAGGATGGTGTTGTACTTGTAGCCGTCAACCGTGGTCTCCGACTGCACGCGGTCGCCGAAGTCTTCCACCGTCCACTGCAAGAGGTCGTCCCAATCGACTTCGGTCATGAGCAAACGCTCAGAACGCAGCCGGTTGCCGTCGAGCAACTTGAAGAGGTTGACCACGTCGGGTCGTTGGATGGGGAGAACTTCAGCCGTGCTGCCGCCTGCCGTACGTGCGAGCTCGCCCTTGCGGATGGAGAACTCAACCGTAGTGCCGATGGCTGCGCGGTCTAGCGCAGTGGGAACACCACCGTTGGCTTCCGTTTGCAGTGCTTGAACCGCAGCTTCGATATGAATCGTGAACTCACGGTCTTCAATTTCCTGGATGTCCTTCACCGAGTTCTCTTCGATAATCTTGGTGATGGGCATCTCATACGCCAACAGCTCCTGCTCCGTCTTCTGGAACATCTCGGAGCTGATGGTGTAGAAGGCAACCTCAGCTCTGCCGCCTCGGATGAAGCGAGCACTGGGCTGCCCACGGAACGTAATCGCCATGGCGCGAGACTGGGGCTCGATGTCCACAATCTTGACCAAGGTGTCGTGGTTTACCGAGCGCTGGCAATCTGCACGCGTAACCTGCTCCGGCGGAATGACTTTGCGAGCAAAGCTCACCTCGCGGAGGCGGTCACGAATATAGCTGCCACCATACTCGGCGATTTTCTCCTTGCCTTCGCCCGTGTTGAGCTTGGAAGCAAAGAGTTCATTCATTACACTCGCCGGAACCGACATAGGAATATCTCCTTTTACTTTCTAGGGGGATTCCAGCGATTAGCTGCGGTATCCCGAGAGGAATCTAAGCTTACCACCGTTGCTGGCGGGAAGCCGAGTTACGTAGCCGACAATGGCGTCGGTGGTGGCACTGGTGCAACCAACGAGACCAATGAAATTGCGTGCGCCGATGGTAATCAACGCAACTTTGAGGGGCTGCATGACCGTGGTAATGGCTGCACCATTGTTGCCCACAGCAGCGGCGGCGTCGTACACGCGGGTGTCGCCTTCGTAAGAGCCACTGAACAATGCAGTGGTCTTCTTTTCGGACATGCCCATGCGGTCCGACCGACCACGTTCGTTGAAGCAAAGGAAGCTTCGAACGGTGGCACAGGTACCGACCACGCCACCAATTGCAACTGGGCGAGCCCACCTGTAATTGGCATCCAACGTCAGCCATTCGCCATCAATGAGGGCAACGGCATTGAGTGGGTCTGCCAGCGACGGGTCTGCTAACGGGAGGTCTTTCCTCCACACGGGCAGAATGTCACTGACGGGTTCAAAATTTACTTTCTGAATCGTCGACATTTTACTACTTTCCTCCTGTCAGCTACTTTCAGCTGCAATCAGCCGAGCACGAAACGCTCAAAGTCACTGGACCCTGTGGCGCCAGAAAGTTCATCGGACAGGTGGGCATGCTTGCCCATGTCTGTACCGACCAACTTCACAGCTTGTTCAGTGACGTCGAGATTGAGGTCGCCAGCCGAAGCTGCCTTCTCAAGCTCATTAGCCACCTCAAGTACGCTGCCATCGCGAAGACCTTTATCAATCATCGCACTGGCAACCTTTTCGATTCTTTGACGGGCAAGGCCACTAAGGGCGATGTCCCGGTAGAAGTCACGCTCAGCCGCGAGCTTGAGCAATGTTCCGGGAACCTCCGAAAGCACCTCGCGCTGGTCTGCTGCACTTAGCTTGTTCATCGTTGGTTCTCCATCACATGGTAGCGCCGGCTGAGCCGACACCACCGACAGGGGGAGCCTGGAAGCTACCCATTCCTGCGCTCACCTTTTTCTTGGGTTTACCATCCGGACCACATGCGTCAGCGGCCAACTTTTCGAGTAGGGCGCGTGCAGATGCGGTTCGCATGGGAGTTGACAATGCAGATGAAATCTTTACACCAGCTTGGCCCGTATGGTCAAAGGCTTGGTCCAAGATATGGTCATGTGCTGCTGACAAAGCGGGCTCAGTAACTATCCTGTTCAGCTGTGCTTTCACCGGAGCTTTGGCTTCACGCTTCGTGAAATTGGCGGCTGCTTCATTTGAGCTAATCAAGCTGGTAGGGCCTTGAGGCAACCCACCGACGGGAGCTCCACCAGCTTCACCAGACATGCTGGTATCCGGAGGCACAGCTGCTCCAGCGGATATCTTCGCTGGATTGATAGCATCTTCGGCGCTCTTGACCATGGACAGGTACAAGTCTACCAGCCGTGGGTCAACTGCAGAAGCTTCCTTCTTGCCTTCGCCTCCGTTGCCCTTGCCCTCTTTGCCTTCAAGCTTCTTCTCAGCAGCTTGTTCTTTCTTGGGCTCGCGCTCGAGGTCATCCTTTGTGGCGCCTTCATTGAGCGGGAATTTGGCAACTTTACGCAGCATAGCAATACTGGCAGAACTGAGCTTCACGGGGTACGCCGGGAGCATCGACGAGGCGTTATCCTCGAGTGCATTTGCGGGACCTTGTGGCTGCCCACCGGAAGGTCGCTGCAGATTGGTATGCATAGGCGGAATATGCGAGGGCGTTGCCTCACCTCCGTGCCCTGCTTCAATCTCGTTTTTGGATGAGGTGGCTTCGAGAACTTGCATCGGATTGGGGCCTTTACCTGGGCCAGTCTCCTCTGCAATCTTCGTCTCTTCCACAATGTAACTAACCGCAGCGGCGAGCTTCTCAACGTAATTCGTCGGGATAGACTCGATTTCTGGGGCAAGTGCAGACGCTTGCTTCGTAGTAAGCACGGGCTCACCTGCATTGGCAAGTTGACGCATGGCCTCCATAGAAGCAGACGCTTGTTCCTGCGAGCCAGCTGTGGCCGCCTTTATCATATCTTGAATCGTGAAATGGGCTGTCGGGAGCATAAGGACCTCTCTATGAGCAACCTTCGGTGGTAGGAATCCTTGGGGGTCGATGGGCAGTCCCTTTTGAGTGGACGACCCAAGGTCCGCTGGTGGTGGTGACCCGGAGTTGACGCGCGAGTAGCTGGTGCGTGGAGCCAAACCTTTCGGGCCTGTTTGACCCGGTGCCGGCTTGTTCCCCACCGACAACTCTGGAAGTGGTGCCGACGCAGCACTGCCCTGCCCCGGGTCGGGGAGAGCTACTGAAGCCGTGTCGGCGGCCTTCAGTAAGTACTGCGTCAGTGCACATTCTTGCATCTCTCTAGGTGTTTCGAAAGGTTACGCTCAGACCTGAGTCCAATCTACCTGGAAGCCAGCGGCTTCACACAGCTCCAACGCCCGATACTCGAGAGCTTGCTCAGGAGTTGAAGCCGCTGCCATCTTCACGCTCTCTGGGAAACCCAGCACGAAAGAGGCATTGATTCGATTGAAGGCCAGGTCAGCATCAACGCTGGCAGACTTCAGCATGTCGATGGCGCGGTAGGCAGCTACCTCGTCAAAGTTGGGAGTCGATGTAGCAGAGGTGGATGCGGCACTTGCCTGCTTGCTTTGCTCGAGGGCGGCAACGAGCTCAGCTGCGCGACGGACGGAGGCTTCCTTCTCCTTCTCTTCCTTTTCCTTATCCTCTTTGCCTTCTTTGCCCTCTTTGCCTTCGGGCTTCTTGGCGAAAGGATTCTCGCTGGCGGCAATCTTACGCATCTCGTCGGCGAACGAATGAGCCATGAGGCGCCCCATGAAGTCGGCTTCTGCACACTTCACATGAGCAGCGCGCTTTTGAAGATACTCTTCATTGGCAGCGGCGAGCTTGGCAGCGGCGGCTTCCTTTTCCTTCTCTTCGGGCTTTTTGCCTTCGGGCTTGCCCTCTTTGCCTGGCTTTTCCCCATCTTTTTCGGCTTTGACTTCCATGGCGACCTTGAATAGGTCGGCGACTTGGTTGTCATTCAGGTGCTCGACGTTGATACCTTCGGCGCGGCACAACTCTCCAAAAAACTGAAGATTGGCTTGCTTCACGAGGTCTTCCTCAGTGGGTGCAGAGGCATCTTTCTCCATCGTATTGAAAATCTGTCCAAGCAGTTGACTCATTTCGGCCATGACGTACTCCTATGAAATTTGGTGTCGTTTGATTGTTCGCGTGGTCACCAAGGGGAGTACCCTCTGCACGCCGGCATTCGCCCGTTCACTTGATAGCTTTACCACTGCAGGCCCACCATCACCAGAAGGGAGTTCATTGAGGAACGCGCCCGACAGGTATTGGTAGGACAACGGAGTAAAGAGTTCTTCAGTAGCCGTGCTCGCAATCTTTCGAAGAGCAACGTCACTAGGTGACGTGGCTGCTTCAATCAGGTCTTGTGAGTTTGGCACGAACTGCATGAGACTATCTCGGTAACCGTTGTAGGCAGACCCAATCTTACGGAGTAGTTCCGAGGAATGGGAAGCCGCCTTCTTCGGACTTCTCGAGGGCTGGCCTGTCATTATTACCACGCGCCTCTCAATTATCGGCCCAAACGCGGAGCGGTCCGCCATGAGTGGAGCAAGCAATTGAGCCAACACGGGGCTAAAATCTTGCTTATCCAACGGCATTTCCGAGGTCTCATCCGACTTGGGGAACACTTGACCCAGCGAATCCAGCTGGTTTGCCAAGTCTTCCTTGCCAAGACTGATGAGGGTCACCCGTTGAAACTCCCTGGGGCGAAGCACCATCCCCAGGCCAGAGGCAGTTGCGAGGGCCGAACCCAGGCCGGAATCCCCTAGCACCTGCAGAAGTTCTGGAGGAAGGTCAGGTTCCTGCTCAGTCAACAGCGGCACAGCCTTGCCTGCCAACTGATTGGAGACCACATCTTTCTTCATCGCCTCTTTAGGCTCAGGCGGCAGCCCAAGGTCAGCGCGGGTAAGAAAGCGCGCAATCTTCTCCAATGGGGCTTCATCCGCCGTAACGGCGCCAAGCTTCTCAGCGAGCTCCGCTGAACCCATGAAGCTGTACACCCGCCCGCCTTCGGCAATCTTCAGCATCGCCTTGGCGATTTTGTCAGCCCCGATGAATACAAAACTGATGTCGAAGAACTTCGGGAAATCGTTATCTACCCAGACCTTACGTCCATCGGGGAGAATCCGATTCATCATCGTGCGCGCGTGCGCGCAATAGTCATTACGCGTAATGCTCAGTCCACGAATACCGTGCCCGTTCTTTTCTTTGAGCTTGTTGTGGTACTGCAGAATTGCCTCGCCAGGACTCTTGTGCTTACGCGGGTCGTAAGTGTCCATGGCCTTTTGGTAGAGGTTTCTGTCTAGGCAAATACTACAAGTGTCGAAAGGAACCTTAGTCCCCATGCTGACATCGGGATAGCCACCAGCCTTGATTTTGTCCCAGATGCTCTCACCTCCGAACTTCGTGCACAACTCTTGGTCGAGCCTAGTGACAAGCTCCACCCGCTTCATGTGCGGATTCCATGCAGCTAGTTCTACGAAACCGAGGGCGCGGCTGGCATCCTTGTTTCTGTGATGGGGAAATACATGAGCGCTATAGAACGTCGGGAAACCATAAGCCCAGGACTTTGAAATGACCTGGTCGTAAACGGGCACATGCCGCCAATTACTTGGGGCATGAATCAGGGCAGCTTCGGCAAAGCGGTCGCCGTTGATGTTGGAGCTGTAGTACTCACCGGCACCCATCGCATTGACCAGTACATACTGAGAATCATTGCGTGGCTTCAACTGCCCAATATATGTAGCTACCTCGGGAAGTAACGTCGATGAAGCGACTTTCTCGAAGTAAGAATCGGCTACGCCAAAAAGAGGTACTGCGGGAGGACCAAACTCTTCGCTGCCATTGAAGAGGCTGACCTTTATCATCCGTATTCGTTCTGCGTATGTTCGACCTGCTCCACTACTTGGTCGCTGGTTCCTGGTGCGTACTTAGTCTTGGTCTGCCCAACTAGTTGCTTCTTTGGGCCTTCACTCCTCGTTCCGAGGCCTCGGCTGAAGCCTTCCATTGCCGACTCAACCATCGGATGAGGCCGCTGTTGCTTCATGGCGCCCATGGCGTCGACACCAAGCATGCCGCGGTTCTCCACTGGGGATTCCATGGCGCGCCGCATGTAAGCCCCGGCAACCATAGGCTCCCTGGTGAAGTCAGGGGCAAACGTCCGAAGAGAGGTGAACATCCGATTGAAACCAGCCGGGTCGCTATGGCTATGTTCTCTCAAATCGGGATTGGCCTCCATCATGCTGTTGAAGTCCCTGGTCTTTGTAGCAGCCAAGTAGGCCTTGTGCGCTACGCCAGCTATCCCGCCAAATGCGGCGGCACCTGCGCCCATTGCCAGGGCGGTGCCTCCTGTAGCGGCCATTTGCTTTGCAGCAGGTGCCATCTTGCCGGCAAACCCGCCTAGGTTTAGTGCCCTCTTCTCGAGCAAGAACTCATCGACTGGATTTGCCATAGTTACTGCCCTGTCATATTACGATATCGACGGTTTTGATACTCCGCTGTACCGGGCACAACGGATTTGACTGCACGCGTTGCCCCCTGCACTGCTGGTCTATCAGTGACGCTTTGCAGGGCTGCATTACCGGCAAGTCCTGCACCTACAAGTGCTGTACCCTTGGCTCCCATAGCCAGTCGAGGCGCCAATGACTTGGCACCCTCCGAGCCTACAAGCAGATGGGCCATCGGCTTGGACACCGCATCGATGCCCTTACTGGTGCCCTTTACCGCTTTTCCCAACGCCCCAAGGGCACCGCCTGCCGCCTGCTTAAGCAGGTATTCAGTGCGGTCGGCTCCACGCGCCAACTCCTCGCACGCAGCACGCGTCGAAGCCAACTTGTTCAACGTCTCCACGAATTCCGCATAGGACGTAACCAACGGGTGTTCTGGGTTGACGACACCCGCCGACGCCCGCTTCGTCAAAGACTCTCCGATGGCATCGAGGGAAGTGAACAACCGCTCCTTTTGAAAGCGCGGAGTGAGAATGTGGAAAGCCACCTTCACATACACCGGGTCCTTCGTCACCGTGGACCATGCATTCACGACGTCGCCGAGACTGGCTCCCTCCAACGAGGCCTGTTTGACCTGACTGTATAGCCGGTCTCCGGCGTCTGCATAAATGAGCTCGAGCGCATCAATTTCGGAGCTCAGCGTGTCGCGCGCGCCGGCCAACTTCTGGTTCAGCTCCATCAACGGCCGCAGCGGGTCAGCAAACACCATGGGTGCAGGGGTGCCCGTGCCAAACAGGTCCCACATCTGCTGCTCGTAATGCGCGTGCTTCGGGAGGCCCGGCATCTTGGTCAGTTTTGGTAACCCCGGCACGGGCGGGTCCGACTCGGCAGACGCCGTCTTGTCCATGCCCGCATCACCGCGCTCCGCCGAGGCGCGCTTTGCCATCGATGGAGTCATTGCGAAGTCCAAAGTCCCGCGGTCGTACACGGAGCCCCCGCCTCCATCATTCAAGTCTTGTAATACCTGCGAAGGGTCGGCAGGGCCGCAGTCGAAATGAACTACCTTGTGGCTGCCTTCCTTACGAAATTCTTGCAGGTAGGCATCGCCATTGGTGAATTCAACTACGCGCCGAACTTGCTCGGGGGACAGCCGCTCGCTACGAACATTGTTCACAATGGCCTCGTTCAATGAGGCATACTTGCCCATCACCCAGTCTGATGCAGACTTTTTGCCAAGTACCTCCAGATGCTCACCAGAAACTGGCCTGGCGTCACGTTGTTGGAGAATAGTCTGAATCGGTGCATCACTCATGACTGTGGCCTTTCTTCACGACTCTGTAAGAATTAGCACATTGAAACGGCCCATGGGAAGGCAAGACGGTCTCATCAATCATACTCAAGCAGCCAAACTGCTGGGTGTTACAAAGGGTCATCTTCGAAAAATGGCCAGCAATGGGGTCATCTTCCCGGCGCGCACCGGCGACCACTGCCATGAAACCGTCTATCGGCCCGAGGAAGTGTACGCGTTGCTCGAGTTGCGGGGACGCCGACTGCACATGCCCTCCATTGCCACAATGGCGCTCCAAGCTCAAGCACTTAGCCGCACAACAGCCAAGCGTTTAGACAGGCTTTGTCGATTCCTTGGAATAGAGAACAACCGCTTGAAGCACGATGAGGAATCCATCTTCAATCTGCACATGCAGGTACGCGAGACGCTGAGAGAAGACCTAACTACCATGCGTTCTGCTGCGCTCATTGAGTGGGCAGCCGTGTTCAACTCTTTCGATGAAGCTTACCTAGGACTGATTGAGCACTACACCTTGAACGAAAGCCCGTGGGACCTGTACCTTCAACTGGCGAACAATCTCATGCTACAACGTAGTGCTGAAGTGGACACCAACTTGGATTTCGCCTACGCCTGCCTTGACGCCGCTCGGCGGAACCTGCGGCACGTTGCCTACCACTACACGGCAGCAAAGCATGGGTATCGAGTGGCTGAAACGCTCTTCACAAAAGAAGCAGCCACCGAAGAAATCATCGCGCAGTTGTACCCGCGCGACATCAGCCCATCCTGACATATCAACCCTGGTAGGTCGGACCTGAGTAACTGGACCAAACTGGGCCAACGTTGTCGCCCTCCTTGTTCGGGGCAATTACATCCGGGCGTGGCTTCACAATCATTGAGGCCAGGAAGCAATACAGCAGCGAGTGAAAAGCGTCGTCAGTCTTACCGGCAGTATGCCCGTACTGAATCATGCGAATTCTCTCGTTGTACTCGCTAAAGATGTTCAGCATGTCCTGCCCATAAGGCTCCTTGAATTCCTGCCAACGAGGGAATTCAAATATGCCTCCACGCTTGATGGCAGCAAAAATGGCGCTCATAGCCTCTGTCCTATGTACTATCCAGCGTTGTAGCTTCGACTCCCAGCGCACCTTGGCCGAAAGTCTCGCAGCATATTGGTACTTCATTACGCGCTCTCTACCGAACCTGCGCGTGAGAAAGTCGTTGGGATAATGCCCGCCGCCGTAGTCTGTCCCGATGATGCGAACGTTGTACGCCCGTAGGATTTCCTCAATCTTCTGCATTTGCCGTTCGGGCTCAGTATCCTCACCCATGAATCGGTGCATGTAAAAGACACGGAACCTGTTACCCATGTACGTGCCCAGTGTCAGCACCGTGTAGCTGTGCTCGCCTGTGTTACCCTGGTAGGAAATACATCCATTACGTTCAGTAACGATATAACCAGTGGGCACAGCACAGCAGTACACGCGCCCTTTGTACGGAACGTACTCAATCGAAGTTGATGGCGTGTTGAAGGCG